AGAGTTTACCAATTTTTTTAATCATATAATCACCAACCCTGTTTAGATATTTAACTTGTTGTTTGAAATATTCTGAGGTGTTATTTTGATATTTGGTTAATTCCTCATAATACTTCTCCATGAATTCATCACTTTTAGATTCAACACCCTGCAATTGAGATAACATTTCCTCAAAAAAATCTTTTACGTAACCTGTCATAGTATCTAATTTAATTTGAGACATACTTACATAGACCGCTCTTAACACATTATTAGGGTTAATAGAGTCATCATCAAGTTCGGTGACAATATCGTTAATAAGTTTTTCATAAGTAAATTCTTTCATCTTTTTAAATTCAACAAAAGTTTCTTCTTCTAATAAAAAATTAAGAAAATTAGTTTTATTAACACCATCTAAAGTCATTTTAGAATAAACTTCACTTGGTTTAACTAAAAGTTCAGTTTCAGTTGCCAAGTATAACAAATGTAGAAAGTCTTGAATGACTTTAAGATTATATCTATTAGCTTTAGTAATTCCCATATAATGAGAAAAATCTTTTAAGCTTTCTTTAGGTTTAACGTAGAAATCATATGCGTGTTTTAATTCGTGAGTTAAACTTGAAATGATTTGTCGTGAATTTGAAGTATAATAACCAATGATTTTTGAAAATTGAGTAGTTTGAACATCAGCATCAGGATAACCAAATGATAATCTAATATATAATTCTCTAGGGTCGTTATTATTAACTAAAATCCAACGTTTTCTATCAACACTCGGACGTGGATTATAACCTGCAGACATTAAAACAACTTTATTATGATTTAGTTCAACAAAATCAAGATTTAAATTAATATCGGTTATAGTCAATTGATTTTTTTCATTACCAATAACTAAATTTGTGTTAAAATCAATTACTTCATTTACTTCATTGGTAATTTCAGTTGAGCTATCAACTTTTTGTAAACTATTTAAAATATCATAATATAATTTTTCACCGGCTTTCTCTATATTTCTTGGAACACCAACTTCCTCGGATATTTCGGTATATTTCATTATGATATATTATTAATTAAATTTTTGTCTCTCATTGCTAAAGACACTTTATCTTTACCATATAAACCTGTCTTACCTCTATCAGCAATACCTGAATCAATTAATTCTGATTCTGACATATTTGGGTCATTTTTAAGTTTTTCTGACATACTCTTTGCGAATTTTTGAAAGAATCCAGGACCATTCCAAGTTGCGTAAGAAAAGTGTAATGTTAACCCCGGACTTTTCTCAACACGTTTTTTTAATTCAGGTGTGAAATAAGCGGTTGCGTTTCTTTCGTAATTTTTTTTCATTATACTAATAGTTAATTTTCTTAATTCAGCCTCTTTATCACCACCTTTAAAACCATGGGTCCACTTTTTACAAAATTCACCCATTCTATACCATTTTCTACCGACTCTAAAAGCCCCTCTATCTTTTTTCTCTTTATCAATTATCCCAAAGAATTTTTTACCTTCATCAGTCCTTTCAATATTACCATTGTATCGGTCAAGACCAAACATAGTTTCAGTAGAAGAACCACCTATTGATTTGTGTTTACAATACGGATTCCAATAACCACCTTCAAATTTTTTAATAACAAAATCAGTTACTTTATCAAAAGTATCTGATGCGTTTATATTTGTGTTACTTGACGTTTCAGTATCGTCAGTTTTTGTGCTATCATCGGATGATTCATCATCTTTTTTTTCTGTTGTTTTTGATTTATTCGCAAATAGATTCATTAACGCTTCAACATAATTTTCATCTATATTATATTGATTTTTTATCTGTTGCTTTTCTGATTCAGTGATTACAATTCTATTCTTCATTTTTATTGTATTTATATATAAATATTAAAAAACAATGAAATTAACTGTAGTACATAATAATTCAGGAATTAATAAAAAAAAATATAAAATGTTTGATAAGTTTTTCAAACTACTACAAAAAAAATTCCCACTAAAAGATGATTTAAAAATTGAGTTTTTAGGTGTAAGAAAAGATAAGATGACAACAGGTAGTCGATTACCTAATTATATCAAAGTATTATGTCAAAATAGAATGATTCGTGATATTTTTAGAACGATAGCTCACGAATGGGTTCACGAACATCAAATGTCAATACTCAATAGAGAACTTGGTCCTGATATCGGAGGTAAAAATGAAGATGAGGCTAACGCTTATGCCGGACAAATAATTAAGGTTTTTGAAAAAGAAAATCCAGAATATGTTGAAAATATGTATGAATAAAAAAACCCCCTTAATTGGGGGTTTTTTTATTTAATCTCAACTAATTCAAGTTCAAAAATTAAATCTTTACCTGCTAATGGGTGGTTAGCATCAACTGTAACGTTTTCATCGGTTACTTCAGTAACAAGAACGTTAATTGGTTGACCGTTTGGTGCCGTAGCTTGTAAGTGTTCACCAGCTTGAACACCTTCAGGTACTTGTTCTTTAGGTACAACACTAATTAATTGTTCCATTACTTGTCCGTAAGCGTTTTCAGCTTCAATCTCTATTGTTTTTTTCTCACCAACAGTCATGTCATATAAACCATCAACAAATCCTTGGATTAGTGGTGTTTCACCTAAAACAACTTCAAGTGGCTCACGTCCATCATTTAATGATGAATCAAAGATAGTTCCATCGTGTAATTTACCTGTGTAGTGAACCTTAATTGTATCACCTGTTTCAACTTTTTTCATATTATTTAAGATTTTATATAAGTATAAATATAGATTTTAGAATAATCAAATATCCATTGACGATATAATCATTATTTTTTGTTTATAACCTGTCAATCTCCAACATTTACCTAATATAAACTCCATACCATCCCTCAATAACTCGTTTAAATCCGCCAAAGTGGTATCCCCAACTATTAATTTACAGTCAATAACAAATATTTTATCATTCGTTGAATACTTAAACGAATTAATCATAACCTTTGACCCCACACCGTATAAGAGTTCAAGGTCACACTTAAATTTATGATTAATTAAATATTCTAGAAACGTAATCATAATAGAATTATATTTATATTTGATATATAATAAATAGAATTATGGGAAGATTAATATTAACTGAGGAAGAAAAGAATAAGATAAAAGATATGTACTCAGATGTTAAATCTAGTAGAAAATTAATGTCTTATTTGATTAGAAATTTTAGATTTTACAAACCAATAGATGAAATGGGGTTAAGCGATGAGGACAAACAAAATCGTTTAGAATTAATGCCTTTTTTAAATGATATGGTGAGAATTGTGATTGATGATAAATCTTATACATTAAATAATGAGAAGAAATACATCAAAAGTAAGATTTTTAACTCGGTTGAAGATGATATAAGTAGAATTGACCCTGAAGCAACAAAAGCGGTTGTTTTAAAAACTATAAAAGAGTATATTGATAATATAATGGTTAGTTACAATTTAAAATAAACAATATGGACAAAGTATTTTTCAAAAATGAGTATGATTGGGTTATAGAAGTGCTATCTTCTTGTAAAACATTAGACCAAATTAAGGTATCTCGTAATTTATTTAACAGATTGATTGAGAAGTGGAAAAAAACTGACATTTCTGTTGATTTTTCTAAAATTGAGGTGTCTTACACTAAGATTGAAAAAGTTATTTTATGTAAAACAAGAAAAAAAGTTAGCTCAATGAGTTATTGATGTTGATTTTTTGAAAATTAGTGGGTATTTATTAATACTATCTCTCTCATCACGAGAGCCACTATATATCTTCGGAGGGGAATTTAAAGATTCCCCTTTTTTTATTGGAAATAAGTCCGTATATTTGTCCTATGAAGATTATAAACGAATATTTGATTAGTGACCCAATAACAGGTGAAGTTGGGAAATATATAGAACTTGAAGGTGGTGTATTTTTTAAAGTAGGTATTGAAGGGTACTATTGGATATCCTCAGATGAATTTTATGAAAGATATGATATAACTAAAAAAACTTTTGGAAAATGGAAAGAGACAAAATAAATATTTTTGAAAAAATAAGATTGTGGTGGAAATTCGATGGTAGATACTACCACAAAAATTTCATTGAAGGAGTTAAAAACCTTTGGAAATGGTTTCCTGTGATATGGAGAGACCGTGATTGGGACCACTCTTTCATATATGAACTTATCAAAGTTAAATTAAACTACCAAGCGGATTATATCGGTGGTCACGATAGACACACAAGAGCTAAACGTGATGCTGAATTAATGAGATTAACTTCTCGTTTAATCCAACGTTGTCAAGATGACCACTACGATATGGAATATATGGACTATCACGAATCTAACTTTAATTGGTTAGACATTACTGATGAAGATGATATCCCTGAAAAATATAAAGATTCCAAAAGATTAGAGGTTGATTTGATTTCTGAGAATTTTGACGACTACTTCAAAAAATACCCACGTCAATACAAACGTGTGATGTCAGGTGATATTAACAGATTCACAAGACCTATTGAAGAAAAAGACAAACAACTAATTGCTATGGAGATTGCTCACGAGAATCAAGATAGATGTCGTAAATTAGTATTTAAAATAATGGAAAAACGTATCGAAGGATGGTGGGATTAAAAATTAACACCCCCAATGGTGAGGGTGAATTAAAACACATCTATTTAAGTGAATTGGGTTATTTGATGGTGAAAGTTGAAAATAAAAATAAAACTTTCACCACATATAATCTTGGTAAACCAAAGGATGGGTTATCAATTGATGATTTAATAATACATTTAACTAAGAACAATGACTAATAAACACAACAGAATATATAGAATGATTTCAAGTTTTACGGATGAACAAAGTCAAAATAGTGTATCTCAATTAACTGATTTTGAACTAGCTGAAGTTTACAAATTAATTGAAAACGAAAATATCATTGATTTTAAATATGATGGTAAGGTTTGTCATTGGAGAGAGGGTGATTTGAATTATAGTATTTTATATGTTACTGAAAAACAAATTAACTTTGTTAAAGAAATGGATGCTAAACTTCACGAAGATATTGAAGGTTACACAACAATTGATGATATCACTGAAGATGTTTTATATGATAGATTTGACACATCTGTGTTTGGGTTCTATCAATTTGAAATGAGATTTGATTTTTTTAAATATCGTGAGGGAAATCTAATAAAAGATGATATCTTAGACAAGATATTAAAACACGGAAAAGAATCATTATCTGAAAATGATAAATTATTATTAGAAGATAAAGAAATGATATCACCGATAGATGAAATTTGATTATATTTGTAAAAAACAAAAGATATGACTTACGATTTAACATTAATAAGCGACACACACAACAAACACAAACACGTTCATTCTGTTAACAGTGGTTTGGGTGACTTGAAAGGCGGTGATATATTATTACATGCTGGTGATATCTCATCTATGGGTTACGAACACGAAATAACTGAATTCGCATCTTGGTTCAATAAATTAGATTACGCTCACAAAATATTCATCGCAGGTAACCACGATTGGGGTTTCCAAAACAACGCTGAAAAAGTGAATGGTATATTGACAGGTTACAAAACTATCAATTACATACAAGACGAATTAATAACTATCCAAGATGGTGATAAACCTGAAGTGAAAATATGGGGAAGTCCTTGGCAACCTGAATTCTACGATTGGGCATTTAACTTACCAAAAAATGGTGATGAGTTGAAAGCAAAATGGAATATGATACCTGATGATGTTGATATCTTAATAACTCACGGTCCTGCTTGGGGTTTCTTAGATGATGTTGAAGGTAGAAGAGGAGACCACTTAGGTTGTGAATTATTGGCTGAAAGAATAAAAGCTATCAAACCAAAAATCCACGTATGTGGACACATCCACACAGGTCACGGTCACTACTTTGACGGACACACTCACTACTTCAACGCTTCATTGTTGAATGAACGATACTTATACTCCCAAACACCTTGGAAAGTAGAATGGAATCCTATCACTAATGAAATAGTGTTCAAATAAAAAACCCCCAATTAAGGGGGTTTTCTTATTTCAGTAAGTTGTAATATTCTTTAAACTTTTTTTGTCTGTCGGTCAAACCATTTGTTCCACCATTAATTCGTTTTGTTAGTTGTTTTACAATGTCATCACTAATTCCTTTATCACATATACCCCAAAGACCGTTAGAATCAAAGAAATAAGCTGCTGACGCTAAAGGATATTTGGTTGAAACTAAATCAGGATTACCAACACAATCTTCACCGATAAACTTAGTAAAGTTTACATAGTTAGATTTACCGGTTAATTGGATATACCCTCGGCCTCGGTATTTAAAACCTTCTAAGGTAACTTCATCACCATTCCCCATTCTATTACCGTAAACACGAGATGCAATTTTCTCAGGTTTTTTAGCGTAAGACTCTGATAGGTTACCAGGAAAATATTTACCAAATACTTTTTTTAACCCGTCTGAAGAATAATTTAGATTTTCCTCAACCGCTCTAAAACTACCACTTTCGTGAGCACATTGTGATAAGAAATGAGCCAACCTTAATGGTGATGTAATGTTAAACTTTTTTGCTACCTCATCAATTTGATTAATAACAGTACCCGGAATAACACCCATTAATTTATCAAGTTTAAATAAAGTATTTTTAGGGTTAACAACATCTTCTTTAATCATTGTTCCCAATTTTAATTTATCCCAACTTAATTGACCTATAATACCGTCATCAACTAAACCATTACTTTTTTGCCATTCTTTAACTTTTTTTTCAGTACCAGGACCAAAAATACCGTCGGGGGTTAAACCTAATTTCGTTTGTAGTAATTTAACGTCTTCCCCTGTTGAACCAATTTTTAACATAACTTTATCGTTTTTATTATTGATAAATACTTTTGAAATGATTAATATTTGATAATAAAACTATATTAAAATATGTCTAAATTTGTTATTGATAATCTCCATTCAGAGATTGAGTTTAAAGTGAAACATTTAATGATTTCTACCGTTACAGGTCGTTTCACAGATTTTACCGCAGAAATTACTGCAGAAAAAGAAGATTTTACTGATGCTCAAATTAGTTTTGAAGCTGACGTAAATTCTATTACAACAAGTGTTGTTGATAGAGATAACCACCTTAAATCACCTGATTTCTTCGACGCTGAAAGTTACCCTAAATTATCTTTTAAATCAACAAGTGTATTATTGGAAGATAACACATACCACGTTACAGGGTTGTTAAACGTCCACGGTGTTGAGAAAGAAGTTACATTAGTTGGTGAATACAATGGTAATGACACCGACTTATATGGTAATAAAAAACACGGGTTTGAATTATCAGGAACAATCAAACGTTCAGAATTTGGACTTACATTCAACGCAACAACCGATAAAGGTGGTTTATTAGTATCCGATGAAGTAAAATTAATTGCAAGTGTGCAATTTATTGAGGTTGTGATGGCGTAATTTGTTATTAGTATCTTTGTTAACCCTCATCTTAATTGATGGGGGTTTTTTGTTTTATAAAATATTTATAATGTAAATAGTTAATTATGATTTCACTAGAAAAAAACACACGATACTGTTTTTACACTTCAGTCGTTGTGATGACAATGTTTTTAATAATAAAACTTTTAGTGGTATTCAAATTCCTACCCCTATGTAATTCAGTAATGTGGGTTGAATTTATCTGTTTTGTTTTATTTATCCCTCTATTTTTCAAAATAATTTATGATTATGTGAAAAAAAATAAAGAATCAATTAAATTAAATTATTACGCTAGAAATTTAAATGAAACTTTAATATCACAAACACACAATCATTTATTCTATGAGGGTAATGTTAATGAAGGTGCTAAATTATTAACTAAAGAAGTTACTAATAGTATATGTGCTGACAGATGTTCTATTTGGTTATATAACAAAAAAAATAACGGAATTATTTGTGAACAATTATATGAGAAAAAAGATAACCAATGGTTCCAAGGTGTTGAAATATTTGAGAAGGATTTTAAACCGTATTTTGCTGAATTAAAAACTAACCCAATTATTATCGCAAATGATGTTGACTTACATCCGGCAACAAGTTGTTTTAAAGAAACGTATTCAGGGCCCCTTGGTATTAGAGCGATGTTAGACGTTCCTATTATTTATAAGGGAGAAGTTATTGGTGTTATTTGTATTGAAAGTTATACAGTTAGAGAGTGGCATAAAGTAGAAGTGAATTTCGCTGAAATGTTATCATCATTGTATTCATTCGCATATTCTGTGGAAGAAGGTAATCAACTTAAAAATGAATTATCTGAGTTCGAACATTTTGTTGATTCATCAGTATTGGTTAGTAAAGCCGATAAAAGAGGTAAAATTACATATGTGAACAAAAAATTCGAAGAGGTATCAGGATGGTCGTTGGAAGAATGTTTGGGTAAAGACCACAATATTGTTAATTCAAACATTCACGATAAGAAATATTGGTCTAATATGTATAAAACTGTGAAGTCAGGTAAAATTTGGAATGACTTGGTTATCAATAAAAATAAAGATGGTGAATTATATTGGGTTGATACATATATTAAAGCTGAATTTGATGCTGATAATGGTAAACTAAAAGGTTATACCTCAATTAGACAAGACGTAACTGAAATCCATAAAAACATTGCGGAAATTAATAAAAAGAACACGTATCTAGAACACGCCGCGAAGATTCTAAGACACGATATGCACTCAGGTATAAATACATATATTCCGAGAGGTATTAGTTCATTAGAACGAAGATTAAAACCTGAAGATATTGAAACATTAAAGTTGGAGGCACCTCTTAGAATGTTGAAGGAAGGTTTGAAACATACTCAAAAAGTTTACAAGGGTGTTTATGAATTTACCAATTTGGTTAAGACTGATGTTGTATTAACTAAGGAAACCCATAATCTTAAAGATATCTTAAACGCTTACCTATCCTCAACCGCTTATTCAAGTCAAGTTGCTATAGATTGGTTACCAACAATAGAAATTAACGAATCATTATTCTGTACCGCTATTGATAATTTAATCCGTAATGGTTTAAAGTATAACGATTCAGATACTAAAATGGTTGCAATCTTTATGGAGAACGAAGAAAATATTGCAATACAAGATAATGGTAGAGGTATGACACAAGAAGAATTTGAGCACTTGTCGTTACCATATAATAGAAAAGATGGTCAAAAAGAATCAGGTACAGGTTTAGGTTTAAATATTTGTATCGCAATCCTACATGAACACGGTTTCACAATTAAATGTGAAAAAAATGAAGTGGGAACTAAATTAACAATTAAAATAAAATGAGTAAAAAATTTAAAATACTATCAATAGATGGTGGTGGACTTAGAGGTTTAATCCCCCTATTGATATTAAAAGAGGTTGAGAAGATTACCGGAAAGAAAATATACGAGTTATTTGATTTAATAGTTGGGACTTCAACAGGAGGTATTATCGCTTGTGGGTTAACAGCAAGTAAAGATGGTAAGACACCGTTATTGTCAATTGACAAATTGATTGAATTATACACAACTAAAGGTAATGTGATTTTCCCATATAAAAATAATATCTTCAATAAAATCAATTCGGTATTCAATCCGAAGTTTTGTCCTGAAGGATTAGATAAAGAATTATCTAATTATTTCCAAACATTAAATTTGAGTAACACATTAAAACCAATTATTGTAACATCATATGATATTAGAAATAATGAGGTTGTGATGTTTAAAAGTCGTAAATCAAATGAACCCGGTTATAATTGTTTACTGAAAGATGTTAGTAGAGCAACATCAGCAGCACCAACTTATTTACCTTCATATGAAATGAATTATGGTGGTAAGTTAAGAACTTGTATAGATGGTGGTGTTTTCGTAAATAACCCCTCATTGGTGGGTATATCGGATGTTGTAAGAAATACTTATGGATTTGGTGAAATTAATATTGAGGATATCTCGTTATTTTCATTAGGTACAGGTATTTATACAGAAAACTTAGGTGTTAAAGAAACTAAGAGCTGGGGGTTAAAAGATTGGGTTAAACCAATAACCGATATTATGTCACAAGCAACTTCAAAAGTAGTTGATTATGAGTGTAACGAGTTCTTAGACAATTATCTACGTGTTCAGGTAACAATAGATGATGAAAGTAAAAGTGATATGTCAGATTCAAGAATTGAGACGACAAATTATTTGATTAACAGAGTAAATACTCAAGTTTTAAAGAACGTTAATAAATTAAACGAAATAAAAGAATTTTTAAAAAAGTTAAGTAATGATAGAATCAATCTTATTAGTTGATGACGAGGATTTATTCCACTTAGTATTTGAGGACGCATGTTCATTATTAGATATTAGTTTATCACTAAAATCTGTGAATAGTTCTGATGAAGCCGCAAAGATGTTTAAACAATGGTTTGAATCTGGCGACCATAAAGAGAAACCTGAATGTGTATTTGTAGATTTAAATCTAATTGGTTCAGCATTTGATGGGATTGAATTAGTAAGAAAGATAAATTTTGAATACGGTAACCACGTTGTTATTGGGATTATCTCATCTTCAAACGAACCTTCAGAACAAGCGAAAGCGGTACAAGCGGGTGCACAGTTTTGGTTAGTTAAATCAGATGAAATTGAACCAAGATTAGAAGAGTTCAGAAACGATTACCCAAATTTTAAAAATAGAACAGAACAGTTTAAAGTTTACAAATGATAAAATTTAGTACAAATACTAAAAAACAATTAATAGACCTTTACAAGGCCAAGAATATTGGTCTTGAAGGTAATTTATTGAAAATAGTTGATTCTGAAGAAGATTCTGAGTTTTCACAATACATTAAAACCTGTATTGATAAGGATAAAGAATCACGAAAAAAACGTTTAGATATTACTAAACAAATTCAAAACAAAAACACTGAACTTCAAAATCTAAACAGTGAGAATACTCGTATTTTAGAAGAATTAAAAATAACCTTGGATAATGTAGAGTCATCTAAGAAACAAATTGAATTTCAAAATGCCGAACTATTATCTTGGAAAGAAGAAAATGAGAGAATTCAATTAGAACTCCAAGAAGAAATGAAACGAACTGAATCCGCTAGAGAAGAGGCCGAACACGCCAAATCAAATGCACTATCCGATTTAGATTTGTTACAGAAAAAAACCCAAACAGAATTAATGGGTAATATTGTTAAAGTTGCTTTAGGTGTTATAATGTTTGTTGCGGTAATTACAACTGCAATGTATGTATTCTCAATCATCATGGGTAGAGAAGTGAACACAATCGGTCCAGCTTGGAGTAATATGTTCGGAATCCTATTAACCAACGCATTTAGTATCGTTGGGACAATAATGGGTGTGAAATACGCAAATAAAGATAAAGATTAATCTTTCTTAACACTCCGTTTAGCCGGTTTATATTTAATCTCAACTTCATAGGGATTATACATACTTTTTTTACTATCATATCTCCATATTGTGATACAATCATCATATTCGTGTATTTTCTCCCACTTTTTATCTTCTATTTTAGTCTCTTTCGCCATATCCGTCAATTAGTGTGACAAATATAAGTATTTTTTTATTAAAAAACCTGACAAACTATTTTTTTTAACTGACAATTTGTCATACTTGACCTATTGGCATAGTTTTGTTATATTATTAATCAATAATAAATAAATTAATAAAAAAAGTATGAGTAAAATTATTGGAATTGACTTAGGAACTACGAATTCGTGTGTTGCCGTAATGGAAGGGAATGAACCTGTTGTAATCCCTAACAGTGAGGGAAAAAGAACAACACCATCAGTAGTTGGATTTGTTAATGAAGAAAGAAAAGTTGGTGACCCTGCTAAAAGACAATCAGTTACTAATCCAACTAATACGGTTTATTCTGTTAAACGTTTTATGGGTTCATCATTTGATGAATGTGTGAATGAAACTACAAAAGTTCCATATTCTGTAATTAAAGGGAAAAACAATTCCCCAAGAGTAAAAATTGATAATAAAGAATTTTCACCACAAGAAATTTCTGCAACTATCTTACAAAAGATGAAAAAAACTGCGGAAGATTATTTGGGGTCAACTGTAACTGAGGCGGTTATTACCGTTCCGGCTTACTTTAATGACGCACAAAGACAAGCAACTAAAGAAGCTGGTGAAATCGCAGGTTTAACTGTTAGACGTATTATCAACGAACCAACCGCAGCGGCATTGGCTTACGGTTTAGATAAGAAATCAAAAGATTCTGTTGTTGCAGTCTTCGATTGCGGTGGGGGAACACATGATTTTTCAATCTTAGAATTAGGTGATGGTGTTTTTGAAGTAATGGCGACAGATGGTGACACTCACTTAGGTGGTGATGATTTCGACCAAACAATCATTGACTACTTAGTAGGTATCTTCAAAGATGAAAACGGAATTGATGTTAGTAAAGACCCAATGGCGTTACAAAGATTAAAAGAGGCGGCTGAGAAAGCGAAAATTGAGTTATCATCAACCTCATCAACAGAAATTAACTTACCTTACTTAATGCCGGTTGATGGTGTTCCAAAACACTTAGTGACTTCTTTAAGTAAATCTAAATTCGAACAATTAGTTCAACCATTAGTTGACAGAACAATCAAACCGTGTGAAAGAGCATTGAAAAGTGCGGGTATTAAAGTTACTGATATTGATGAAATAATTTTAGTTGGTGGAACAACAAGAATTCCTGCAATTCAAGACGCTGTTACAAAATTCTTTGGTAAAGAACCGTCAAAAGGTGTTAACCCTGATGAGGTGGTTGCGTTAGGTGCTGCAATTCAAGGTGGTGTGTTAGCTGGTGATGTAAAAGACGTATTATTATTGGATGTAACCCCACTTTCATTGGGTATTGAAACTATGGGTGGTGTATTCACTAAATTAATCGAATCTAACACAACAATCCCAACTAAAAAATCACAAGTATTCTCTACGGCAGTTGATAACCAACCAAGTGTTGATATTCACGTATTACAAGGTGAGAGAGCAATGGCTAAGGACAACAAAACTATTGGTAAATTCCAATTGAGTGATATTCCACCATCACAAAGAGGGATTCCGCAAATCGAAGTGACCTTTGATATTGATGCCAACGGTATCATTAACGTATCCGCATTGGATAAAGGAACAAACAAAGTTCAATCAATTAAAATTGAAGCGTCTTCAGGATTGTCTAAAGAAGAAATTGAAAGAATGAAATCTGAAGCTGAAGCAAATGCTGAAAACGATAACAAATTACGTGAGGAGGCTGAATTAATTAATAAAGCTGATAGTGTAGTATTCCAAACTGAAAAATCAATTAAAGATTTGGAAGATAAAATCTCAGAAACCGATAAAACGGAATTAACCGAGTTGGTAAATAGTTTAAAAGAATCTGTTGAGAAACGAGAATTAGACGTTTTGGAGTCGAAAATTGATACCATCAATACAAAGTTCCAATCAGTGTCTCAAAACTTGTATAACGAATCAAATGCAACTGATGAGGTTAATGATAGTGATTTTTCTGATGTAGAATTTGACGAAGTGAAATAGTCAATAGTTTTAGAAAAAATTTATCCCCAAGGTTGTTCTACTTTGGGGATTTTTTATATCTTTGAGATATGAAAACGAAAGCACCATACGAAATAACATCTAAAGCGATTAAAGGATACGATGAGTCAAAAATCGCTAAATCTGAGACTAATGATTGTGTTGTAAGAGCATTTGCATCAGCGTTTGATATTCAATATGACAAGGCGTGGAAGATTGTCTCTGAGAAATTTGGTAGACAACCAAGACAAGGAACTCGTGGTACATTCGTAACACTTAACAAATTGGCGGAAGTTCGTTATACTTGTAATTACAAGAAAATTAAACCAATTGGTGGAACATACGGAGCATTACATTACAATGTTAAAGTAAAGGGTGAGGTTGTTAAAAGAAAAATGACTGTTGGGACATTCATTAAGAAGAATCCTGAAGGAACGTTCTTCATCATAGTTAGAGGTCACGCGTTCACAATCAAGAATGGTGTGGTTATCGGTAACTATGAAGATGCAATAAAATTGAGAATAGAGATATATTTCGCATACCAAATTAAATAAATTATGAAAGTATTATTTTTAGACCACGATGGTGTTATCTGTTTAGCGGATAATTGGGGTGGTCGATTTAAGAAAAAAGGATTTGATAGTAATCCTGAAACACCGTTGGATATCCGAATGGATAACTTCAACACTAAAGCCGTTAAGGTATTAAATGACATTATAGATATTACAGGATGTGAGATTGTAGTGTCCTCAGATTGGAAATCACAAGGACCATTATCACAAATGATTGAAATGTATATCACCCGTGGTATAAAACCCCCAATTGATTACACGCCAAATATGAAGGATTTTGATGAGGGTGGCCATCATTTATTAAAAACTGCTAATGATTACGAAGGGATTCGTGTTAATGAAGTTAATGAGTATTTGAAGAATCATCCTGAAGTGACACATTGGGTTGCCGTTGACGATATGGATTTAAGTGCGTTGAGTAACTTTGTAATTACTAAACGACCTCATCGTGAGGGGATTAAACAATCAGGTCTTAAAGGTAAGATAATAGAATACTTAACATAAAAAAACCCTCTTTATTGAGGGTTTTCAGTTTCATCTGTATTTTCAGAATTTGATGATTTTTCTTTTTGGATTTTATTAACCATCCAACCAGCAACCGCAAATTCAACTGTTGCCCATAATAAAAATTCACCCATATTTAATGTTGAATGTTTTTCTAATAAGAAGAACATCATCCCCCATTGAGCAACAATAAAAGCAACTCCTGACTCAATTCTCTTTTTAGAGAAATAAGACTTTTTCCCCGAATACATATTCATAAATTCGGTAAAGAACCATTTAATTTTTTGTTTCATAACTGTTTTTATTGATAAATATCGGGAATTAAAAAAGGGGGATGGTAGCGAACCTCCCCCTAGCCAGTGTTACCGAAACGGTAACGGTCCTAACTGAAAATTATTTACCTTTTAACAGGTTAAGACATTGTTTTAAATATTCTTTAGACCTTGCTGATGGTGTTAATTCATCTTCGTTACTTTGAAGATTAAGAACTCTTTCAATATCTTTAACTAGTTCTGTCCCGTGTTCGTGTTCTTTGTAAAGTTCAATAACTTTATCCATTGCTTTATGACAATTACCTGTGGTTTCATCATAATAGTTTTTATTTCTGAAATCATTTAAGTGATTCATCATTTCATAGGATAAATGAGCACCCCCATCTTTAATGTCTTTAAATAATCTGATGTTATTTAAGATACCTAATGTGTCAACCATTGAGTTAACACCATTTTGTCTTTTATAGACACCTGGTGAATAACTAGATGCGTCTTTAACACTACCAACAATATCATCTAATGCCATAATATTGTTTGTTAAACATCTTGGTTTTTGTTCTTCTTCTTGACCACCATTAGATACTTGTTCCATTATTTTTGTTCGAATAATTTTTCTAAGTTCTTTTTCGTCTATTATAATTCTTTTCATATGTCAATATTTTTCTTTTAATAAATATTTGAATATTTATAATTAACCATCGGTTGTGCTAAAATGAGCATAAATTTTAATTTAAAATATATGGATGATGAGAGTAGGAAACAAGACTTGGAAACAAATATTTATGGGAAATGTGGCAGTGAAATGTCTTGTCTTGGGAATGTTCTTCAATCCTTTTGGGTTCGATGCGGTTCAATATTATCTTTATACTCTAACAGGAAGTTTAATGAAAGCAAATTTAATTTTGTATTGCGTTTCGGGATTCTTCTTTGGATTATATTTCTTATTCAAAAAGCGTTCTAAGTAAAACTTTACAGTTTTAACTCAAAACGATTCTTCATTATTTCTAACTTATCTTCAGGAACATTGTGTTGATTAACACCACCGTGTCTATTTTCAACAACCATTGAAAACACTGTGAATCCAAATTCTTTTGCCAATTCGTAATAAACCTCCATTTCCCATTCTTGGGTGAATGTATTAGCAACTGCAATTCTTGTCGGTGTCATTCCACCATTTGCGTTCTTCATAGATATTCTAACTTGGTTTTGACACCAAGCGTGAGCCTCCTTTAATTTAAGGGGATTGAACTTATATTCATTACCTTCCATAAAGAACATATCCGCCTCAAAATAAACCGCTCCGATAGATTTTGCTAACGTTGATTTACCCGCTCCAGGTAAACCTCTCAAGAGATATAAAATTTTTCCATTCATAAGTCAAATGTAGTGATATTTATAATATAAAACAACAAATCATGGATGTTAAAAAAATAGTTCTTGATGTATTATCAGAATCAAAGAAAAAAGATGACAGATGTGTTAGGCTAGCCAAACAAAAATATGATACTTGGCCGTCAGCGTATGCGTCAGGTGCGGTTGTTAAATGTCGTCAAGGAAAAATATGGAAAGAAGAAGTTGAAACACTTGATGAAGCAACTAAAACAGATTATAGTAAAGAAAAGGAATCAGGATTACACGGATGGTTTTCAAGACAAGGTGGAAAAGGTAAATCTCAAGGTTGGGTTGATTGTAACACTTGTAGAACAGACTCAAACGGTAAAAAAACTTGTAAATCTTGTGGTAGAAGTGAAGGTGAAGATAGGTCAAAATATCCTGCTTGTAGACCTACCCCGTCAGCTTGTGGGACTAAAGGTAAGGGTAAAAATTGGGGTAAAAAAACCAAAATGAGTGTAAAAGAAAACGTAAAAGTTTCGAAAGATTTACAATATCATTTAGAAAATGAAATTACATTATCTGAAAATGTATTTAGAATTTATTCAGAGAAATATTTCAAATTAATTAATGAAGTTAGGTCACTTTATTATAGAGATTTAATCCAATTAAATGAAGAAGATTCTTGGATTGTTGAATCAGATTTAGGTAAAAAAGTATTACTTGAGAGTGGTGATGAGGTTTACTTAGATGCTCCAATGTATGAAGAAGAAAGTGAGGAGGAAACTGAACTTAGAGAGAAATTAAATTTAGATAAAGACCACGTAGTAAAAATCATTAAAAAAATGGGGTCTATGAGATATTTTAGTATAACATTTGATGGTATTACTAAATTATTCTTAATGGGTAATATATACAATATTCTGTTTAAAACAATTATTAGGCATTTTAGAGTTACCGGTGTCCCACACTTCAAAAGACTTTTAGATTTAGATTTTGATTATTTTGTTTTTATGAATAAAAATGAACCTTACTACTTCAAAAAAGATTTAGAACGAATTGATACTGATGACCGTGACCCATTTGGTCGAGACACTTTCACATTCAAATATGCACCGATTGAAAGTAGAGATTTTGATTCAGAAGTATTCAAACACGAAGAATTGGAAGATTCGATTAATGAAGCATTACACAGAGGTAAGAATGTAAAAATAGGTAATCCATTCAGAACACCAGGTGGTCCTAAGAAATTTGCCGTGTATGTTAAGACAGGTAAAGGAACTGTTAAAAAAGTAACATTTGGAGACCCCAATCTAAGAGTTAAAAATAATAACAAGGGAGCTGCTAAATCATTTAGAGCGAGACATAAATGTGACCAAAAGAAAGATAGAACAACTGCAGGATATTGGTCTTGTAATGTTGGTCGATACGCTAAAAAATTGGGATTAAAATCATCAAGTAGTTGGTAATATGAATGATAGTGAAATAAAAATGAAAACCTTAATCGAAAAACTAATTGATTCGGTTTATAAAACCTCAGAGTTAAAAACTAAAAAACCTGAAGTTGAATTAGTTCAAAATATATTAAATGGTAAACCAATAGATGATAGACCATATTTTGATGTTTATATAAAAACATTTACAAGTACTGAAAATAATTTTGAATTTTACATCTTCAAAAGAAAATTAGAAAAAAGAATAAGTATCGTATTTGGTCGTAGAATTACTCTAAGATTAT